ATCTCATCTGCTTCATTGTTCCTAGATCGTGGAGAAAGTGGTCGGTGATCAACCGACTCGATAGTTCTTTTCATTTGGTCGACGACTATGACTTGACGATCAACTATGTCGATGTGGAAGGAATGCCGTTGTCTGAAAATAGCGTTCTTAAGACTGTCGTTCAGACGTGGAAGAGGGAAGAGCATCATCGCAACAAGATTGTGGTAACTGACCGAGGAATAATCAAACGAGTAAAGCCAGACCAAGCCGCAGTCTCGCTCACCATCTTTGGTTTCTCGTGCGGTACCGTGAAGACTGAGTTTCCGAGGGTTCCCAACACAACTCAAATGTTTCTAACGCTCCACCATCCGAAAGCACTTGAAGCATTGCAGTCGGTCGACTTCTCTAGATTCTTCAACAACACGGCCTACATAGAGTCTTTGTCGATCAAGGAAATCAACTACCTCCTCAACGAATACATTTTTGGGACCCCTCTCCCCACTGGCGTCTTAAGTACGAAGTCTTGCGAGGCTACTGGTGCGAATGAGACATGTAGCCTAAAGGGGTGTTGTAAATGACTAAGCCTGCACGTCACATTGTTTTCTATAGTGGAGGGAAGGCGTCTTGGTATGCCGCCTATCTTGTTACTCAAAGATACGGAAAAGAGAACGTCACTCTACTCTTTACAGATACGAAGACTGAAGATTACGACCTATACAGGTTTCTTGACGAGGGAGCATCGACCCTTGGACTTGAGGTTGTGACTATTTCTGACGGACGGGACATATGGGAGTTGTTTAAAGATGAAAGATTTCTAGGAAACGACAGGATCCCCCTTTGTTCCCGTGTACTCAAGAACAAAGTAGCGAAGAAATGGGTGGTTGACAATGTAGATGTCCGCAGGGACACCCTTCATTTTGGTATAGACTGGACAGAGGCACACAGGGCTTCTCGTATAAATAAGTTATGGGACCCGTACATTGTCGACTACCCCATGTTGTGGAAGCCGCTTAGCGACAAGAACGACGCCACAGAGGTCCTTGCTAAGCTTGGGGTTGAAGAGCCCAGACTGTACGCATTAGGGTCGCCACATAACAACTGCGGGGGACTGTGCGTACGTGCCGGTCATGGTCATTTTAAGTGGGCATTGAAGAACATGCCAGACTTGTATGCCGAGTGGGAGGTGAAAGAGGAAGAGGTAAGGGTCCACATAGGTGCGGATGTGTCAATCATGAGGGATAGAAGTGGTGGGAGAAAGTCTGGCATCCCCATCACGATGAAAAGATTTAGAGAAAGAATAGAAAAAGACGAGGAAGGCGACTTAGATATGCTAGAATGGGGAGGGTGCGGATGCATGACAGAGGACGATACAGAGAGTGACGGTGTTTAGGGTGATTGACGGAATGACGGGTGCGTATTTTAATCCAAAGTTTTTAAGCCATATTGACGCTAATAATGTCAGTACGATTCTAGAGTTGGGGTCTAGGGATGGGATAGATGCTGTTAAGTTGAGCAATTTCTATAATGCCGAGGTGTATGCGTTCGAGTGCAACCCTCAGGCATTCTCCACTTGCGCCGATACGGTTGAAGATCACGAAAGGGTGCATGTTTTTAATGCTGCAGTGTGGGATGAAGAGTGCAAGATCCCCTTCTATCCCGTTGTGAATGGGAACGACGGAGCGTCGTCGTGCTTTGTTGCTGATCCATCTTACCCATATGAGGCGAGGTATGAGCAGTCGGAGATTATCGTTGATGGCATTCGTCTTGATGGGTGGCTCAGCGAGAACAATTGTCAACCGGAGATGCTCTGCATAGACCTTCAGGGAGCAGAACTTCGTGCTTTAATGGGGATGGGGTCATTTATTGACAGCGTTAAGTATATAATCACAGAGGGGCAGATCATTAAGATGTACGACGGAGCGTCTACAATATCAGAAATAGAGGAGTTTTTAAAAGGATGTGGTTTTTCAATGGTACATGAAGAGTTGGTTAATGAATGGTTTGGAGACTACTTGTTCATAAGGAGTGACGCATGAAACCGACAAGGCATGATCCAGATAACAGGCCAGATTGGGATTCGTATTTTTTCAACATAGCCCAAGTGGTTGCTCAAAGAGCTACTTGCCCCTCAAGATCAGTAGGCTGCTTGATCGTAGACCCTGACACTGGAGGTATCCTTGCTACGGGATATAACGGGGCCCCTAGAGGAACTGCGCACTGCGACGTGTCGTGTTTGACGCGCAGAGGGGGCAGCGACTGGGGGAAGTGCAAGGCTGTACATGCAGAACTTAATGCAATTCTTCATGCTGCCAAGAACGGAGCATCAACTAAAGGTTCCACAATGTATCTAACCACAACACCCTGTACTTTTTGTGCACGGACTATCATAAACGCCGGGATCAAAGAGGTCCGTGCAATGAGTAAGTATCACCACGAAGACGCAATAGAGCTCCTCTCAGAAGGAGGGGTCACCACCTTCGTAATTTCACCAGTAGAACTTAAGCATTTATTGAAAGTATGGCATTAAATGAAAGATTTCGTACATTTACATTGCCATTCGGAATACAGTCTGCTTGATGGCATGTCCACTCCAGAAGATATTGCGAGGGAGAGTTCCTCGCACGGCCAGTTCGCTGCTGCGATAACTGATCACGGAACAATGGGTGGGGTTCTTAAGTTTCAACATGCTTGCGACAAGTATAGCGTGAAGCCTATATTTGGAGTGGAGGCGTATTTTGTTCCTGATGTCAATGATGACAGTATGGAGAAAAAAGCCGAGAGGTTTCATTTAATACTATTAGCAAAAAACAACGAAGGCTTGGCAAAGTTGTTTAAAGCAGGGAAGAAGGCTTGGACAGATAACTTTTATTACAAGCCCAGAATAGACTTCCCCCTATTGTCGAGTCTCGTTGATAACGATGTAGTTGCTCTCTCAGGATGTCGTGGTAGTGCGATAGCGAAAGCGTTAGAGAATGGGAATGAGAGTCGCGCTGCTGAATTATCTGAGGAGTTTATTCGTATATTCGGGGATGATTTTTACTTTGAGGTGCAACCTTGGAACCCTAAAGAGATAAATGATGGAATAATAGACTTAGCGAATTCATATAACAAAAAAGTCGTAGGGACGGCAGACTGCCACTACCCAACAAAAGCGGATGCTGGGTGTGAAGAGGTGCTTCTTACCGTGTCCCAATATCCAAGTTTTAATGCTGAGGCTCGCAGACACGCAACTGAGCATGGACATTGTGCACACGACAGGAGCCTGACAGTAACCGAAAAACTAAACACGATGTACCCAAATAGGTTCCTTAGGTTTGACGATATAAAACCATACGTGTCTAGTTCTGATGAGATTTCTGAGTGGTTTACTGAGGCTGGATACGGAGACTCTAGTTTAATCACTAACACAGTAGAGGTTGCTGAAAAGTGTACGTCTAGAATAAAAAGCGGTGGGGCTTTGATCCCTAAGTTTATTAAGTCCATAGACTCTGATGAGTACCTATCTGAACTTGCACACTTCGCAATGTCTGGAAAGGGTTTAAAATCTGAGGAGTATCTAGATAGGTTAAATGAGGAACTTGGAATAATTAAGCAACTGAAGTTCTCAGACTACTTCTTGATAATTTGGGATTTGATAAAGTGGGCAGACGCTCAATCCATAGGTCGTGGCCCCGGTCGGGGATCGGTAGGGGGCTCTCTGCTAGCCTACGTTCTTGACATCACAGAGGTTGATCCATTGAAATACGACCTTCTATTTGCCCGATTCATAAACCCAGAAAGAAACGATTACCCTGATATCGATTTAGATTTTGAAGATAAAAGAAGGTCAGAAGTCAAAAGCTACCTTATAGAGAGATGGGGCAGCGACAAAGTTGCGGCTATATCTACATACGGAGAGTTTAAGGCTAAGTCTGTAATTAAAGATGTATCGAGAGCATTCGCTCTGCCATATGCAGATATAAACACAATCACTCCTCTGTTTGAAACGCTTGATGAACTCAAGTCAACCACTAAAGGTAGAGTGTTCTGCGATAGGTATCCTGACATCATAAAAGTGTCAGAGCGCCTTGAGGGGCGAATACGCAATACCGGTATACACGCTGCTGGCATGGTGGTGTCCTCTATTCCTTTAAGTGACGTTAGTCCATTAGAAACACGAAAAGATGTTGGTGGAGATGGCAGGGCGATGGTTTCTGCTTTTGACATGACTGATGCCGAGAGCGTTGGTCTAATCAAGATAGACATCTTAGGTCTAAAGACATCAGCGGTTGTTTCTGATTGCTTGAAAGAGGTAAAGAAAAGAACAGGCAAAGATGTCAAAAAAGAATCCTTGCTTCTCAATGACGAGAAAGTGTACGACTCTTTCAATCGTGGAGAGACCACAGGAGTATTTCAGGCAGACGCTGGGGCTTACAGGGCTCTGATTGGGAAAATGGGTGTGTCTAACTTCAACGATCTAGTTGTAAGTAACGCTTTGGTTCGTCCCGGAGCCATGCTGTCTCAAGGTGAAACTTTTATTAATTGCAAAAAGGGGATAGAGCGCCCAAAATATATGCATGAACTTGCTGAGCCTATATTAAAAGAGACGTTCGGCACTGTTATTTTTCAAGAGCAACTTATGAGAATCGCTGTAGAGATTGCAGGGTTTACATGGTCAGAGGCTGACATCTTGCGTAAAATAATTGGCAAGAAGAGAGACATAAAAGAATTCGATAAGCTCAAAGAGAAGTTTCTATCTAACGACAAAATGGACAGAGCGACTTCTGAGAAGGTATGGAAGGACTTTGAGATGTCATCTCTATACATGTTTAATAAGTCTCATTCCGTTGCGTATTCGATGCTGTCGTATCAAACTATGTGGCTGCGTATAAATCATCCACTGGAATTCATGTGGAGTATGTTGGCAAACGAGAGTAACAAAGAAAAGATTACAGGATACATTCTCGAGGCTCAGAGGATGGGAATTGAAATACTTCCGCCATGTGTGAACATCTCTGAGGAGTACTTCACTATTGACAACGACTGCATTAGATTCGGTCTTTCAAATGTCGCATCCTGCGGAGACAAGTCGATTGCTGAGATAAAGAGTAAGCGACCGTTTGCCTCTTTCGATGAGTTCTCCCAAAAGTGCAAGAAGGGAGCAGTGAATAAGACTGTGACATCTAACCTTGACAAGGTGGGAGCGTTTACCGCACTAAATCACATGTCTGATTATGATCATAAGAAATACTATTTGCCAATACTTGGGTTCCCTATTCAGCATGAGTTTGATGATATATTCACTGACGTCGTAGAGACCTGCACATCGTTTGACATAGCAGATCCAGACATGCACATCGTAAGGGGAGTGGTGAAGTCTGCGAAGAAGTGGCCGGGGAATATGCGGCTTGAACTTGAGGATGAGACAGGGGGGCTTTCTCTCTTTGCCGACAAGGAGTGCGAGATATCCAGCAGAGACTACGTGTACGCTCTTGTAGGCGACAAGGGGCTCCATATGCACTGTGATGCTTTTGATCATGAGGGAACTGAACTTTATGACTTTGTAAAACTCATGAATAGCGGATTAGAGCATTACAATAGCAACATGTACAGTCATGGGCTAGGACCCTTCTCTGATGAGAGGACGCTCATGTATTGTTTCGACTTTAGAGCGTTTCCTACTAAAAAAGGTGATACAATGGCCAATATGTATTGTTGGGATGGTCGTGAATTGTCGAAGATTGTTATTTTCCCGAAACTGTATCGCTCATTTGCGTCCATACTCTCTAAGGGGCAATGGTATGCCGCAAAGCTTGAGGCCATATCTGACCGAAGGGACAGGCTTGGAAGGCTAGATGGCTACAAGTTAAGTAACTCGAATTCAATGATGACACTCGATAGTTATATCGAAAGAAAGAGGATAAATGTTAATAATTGATAAAAGAAATGGGGATTCAATGCCCCAAAAGGAAGTAATCAAGACTCCAAGTTTAGGACTAAACCGTGCGCTTGGAGGTGGCCTATACACTGGGGCAACCCACTTGCTATGGGGATCTCCGTCAGCAGGGAAAACAACGATGGCGTACCATATAATGGCGACCGCTCAGAAAAAAGGGTATCGACCTATCATTGTAGACTCTGAGTTTTCATATAACGAGGAGTACGCTAAGAAGTGCGGCTTAAACACCGACGATGTGGTTCTTATTCAAGGGACCATAGTTGAGGACATCATTAAGCATCTAATGCCGTACCTTGACCATCCAGTAGAGAAGCATATCTTCTTGTTCGATTCGCTGAGTAATATAATCAAAGAAGAGTTTTATGCAAAACCGGAGGGCGGCAAGGCGCTTGGGCTTCAGGCTAGATCTCAAGGATTCTTCCTTCAGAAGCTTGTGCATCACCTTCATAAAGAGAAAAATATAATGCTGTTCATTGCTCATCAGACTGTTGATTTGAGTGGTATGTACGCTCAGATAAAAGCAAAGATGGGGAACTCTGTGCACCACAACATGCATAGTATTGTACGGTTGTTCCTTTCGTACTCTTCTAAGGAAATGGAACGTGATGATAAGAAGATGATCACGAGCCAGAGAGTTGTGTGGACAATAGATAAAACAAAGCAGGTGCCATCAATAGGATCGTCTGGCCACTACTATGTTCTGCCGCAGGAGGGTCGTCTAGACCATGACAGAGAAATGATAGACATGGCCGTAGAGTCTGGACTGATTGAGCGCAGGGGTGCATGGTATAGTTATGGAGACAGCAAATGGAATGGGCTGTCAGCCGTTGATTTGTCGGATTCAGAAATGAAAGAGATAAAGGAGGACCTGAGTGGTAAAGAGGACTGAGAAAGAAGAGATTAAAAGAGATGGGGCTAAGGGTGTAAAGAACTCAGGTCGGGGGATAAGGAAAGGTGACGCTGAACTTAACAAGTTTCTATTAGATTACAAGCACAATGCGTCCACGTTTACCTTGACGAGAGTTGCATGGAAGAAGATGCAGCGTGATGCTTGGGGATCAAATTACAGGTATCCTTGTATTTCTGTGGTCTTTGGTGAGAATAGTGACGTGAAAGTTGCTATAATAGAGTGGGACGTGTTTAGGGAATTAATTGAAGGCAGTGACTATGAATGATAAGGAATTGATGTGGATATAGTTGTCGATGTAGATCATCTAGGTGATCTTATGGGTAGTGAAGCTGAGGAGTTTATTCAGGTTATGTACATCGTTAATGACATTGTCAAGAACCCTAACGACTATCTAGGAGCACAGGCTGCGAAGTATGCTGCGATCCTAGCAGCGTACAGGACTCAGATGATAATTAAATCTCAGGCTTATAAACGCAGGTCGTCTCAGATGTCAAACGATGATAAACTGCGTAATGACATATGGAGGACTTTATATCAAGCCCTTGAAGAGAATATCAATACACTTAAATTATGTGCGAGAGGTCAGGTTTCACAATGAGAAGTTTAGATAAGTTAAAAGGAAAAAGCGTAGCCAAGATAGAGGTTAAGCCCGAACCTGTTGAGGTGAAGAAAGTAAATGGAGACGCCCTGTGTACAGAACTGGTCGAGTCTATAGACTCCCATCTTGCGAAGAGGAATGGGGTGGAGCTTAAACGGGTAGAAGGATTCCATCCTAGCTACACTAATCAGTGCGGAAGGTACTGGGTGTACCTGTTCAGAGGAGTGTCCGCAAACGTGGACTTTGCATCCCAAACGTACAGGATATTCGACAACGGCCACGCCGTGCATGACCGTTTATACTCGTACCTGTCAGGGATGGGCATCCTTACGGAAGAGGAGATACCTGTAGAGAGCGAAGACCCTCCCATAAGAGGGACTGCTGATGGCATCATCAACTTCCACGGAAAACAGCTCATTGAACTTAAATCAATATCCGATGTTGGTTTTTCGTATCGTAAAATATATAACAAGCCAAAAGATGATCATTATAGGCAGGCGCAAATATACATGAGGTGTCTGAATCTAGATAGCGGGTTTGTTATTTATGAAAATAAAAACAATCAGGAAATACTTCCACTATATATGGAAAGAGATGATGAGTTTATAGATAAGTTGTATAAGAAGTATCGTAAGATATATAAGAATTTTATCGACGGGGATGTTTTGCCGGGTCGACCATATAAGAGTATCGCATCCAAGCAATGCTCTTGGTGTAACGTAAAGGAGTTTTGCTGGAAAGATGAAGATGGCGGAAAGAGAATCTAAATTATGCGCTAACCCTAAGTGCGAAGAAGAGTTCATGCCTAGGGTTTACAATGCCATATATTGTGGCACTGCATGTAGGCGGACCATAACTAATAAAAACGTTCTGGCTAGATACCATGCGAAGAAGGCTTTAAGGAACACTAAGCGGACATGCGAGACGGACGATTGTGGTACGGTGCTGTCTAGATACAACTCTGAGCCTATTTGTGAACCTTGTAAGAGGGAGGCTTTTGTAATTAAGTTGGTGAGTTGGGGATGGGATGAAGATGACCTTCGTAAGGAGATGTCTTGAAATCTGTAAATAAGGTTAAAGATTATAAGTTGATATCTATTGACCCATCTACGAGGTCTCTCGCTTACGCTATACTAGACTCTAATAATAATATCCATGAAGTTGGGAAGATTGATATATCCTCTTGTTCTTCGTTTAAAGAAAAACTGTTCGTAATAGGGGAGTCTCTTCCTGAAATACTGAAGAAGCACAAGCCGGAAGTTGCGGTCATCGAAGAGGCTGTTTTCATTCAAAACTTTAGAACTAGCAAGTCTATTGCTTACGTGATAGGTCACTCAATAGGCGTGATTTCTAAACATTGTAAGCTTGTTGTAGAGGCCAACCCTATCGTGTGGAAGGGTGGCATTGGATATAAGAAGGTCTCCAAGAAGGAAAAGGAAGAGTGGACTGAAGAGTTTGGAGAGAAGGAGTCTAAAAGGATTGCTTCTCTTGAAAGAAAAAACCGTGTACGTGTGATTATTTGTGAAATGTACGGTGAGGGTTTTGATGGGGATAAATACGATTCGGACGAAATGGATGCCATCGCCATTGGTGTATGGTATAATATCAAAAGGAAAAAGGATGGTCAAGAATGGGGCTAGAACCGTACAAGGATAAAGCATGGATGTATGAACACTACGTCAAGCGCCGCATGAACCTGTCTGACATTGTCAAGCGACTTGAACAAACTCATGGGATATCTATATCACCTCAAGCACTATACAATTGGGCCAAGAAGTTTGACCTCCTTAAATTTCGGGGGAAAGGACGTAATCTTGCCAGCACCAATAAACGCCCCAAGTCGCAGGCTCAGATAGCCTCCGACCGGCGTAAGCGTGAGGTCCGAAAAAATATGAGTAACAGAAGCAAGGCTATTAAGCGTCCGGGTGGTCGTACGGGTGGCCGTGCGGGCGAGTCTTCGGGTGGTCCTTCGGGTGGTCCTTCGGGTGGTCCTTCATTAGGGGGTGGCCGTGGCTGGTCTTAATTCTGATTTGTCTGATTCTCCTTCGTTTGGTCGTATGTCGGTTTCGTCTTCGGATGTCGCCTTGTTTGCTCAG